TGCTAAGGGTGATACGTTAGCTACTATGTTCTTGCTTAAGACAAAAGGTAAGCGTAGAGGATACATCGAAAGACAAGAGGTAGCTCACGAAGGTGATGTGGTGAAGCAGATTACTGTTAACGTCTTAAAGGCTAATCACGTTGATGATGTTCCAAAGCTAGATGGTGATGAGAATTCGCAACTAGAAGATAGTGGTTTTGTAGTTCCTGCTACTGAAGCTGCCAATATCCAAGATATACCACTTTACGAGTATGATAAAGAGGTAGAATTAGAGAATGAAGCTGGTAATTACGAAGAATAGCTCTATTTGTCAATATAAGACGATTCTAGCCATTATCTACCTTTGAGTAGTACTATCTATCCAAAATGATACAGAGTGTCTTAAATCGCTTCTAAATAGCTTTTATGTTGATGAATGAAATTTATGGAAAAATTCATGCAATCAAAAAGTAAAGCTATAAGTTGACTTTTGAGCCGAAAGTGATTGATAAACGGCTCACTAATGATTCATAAATGGTCATTAATGACTCATATTCGCATTAAATGTGTCATATAAGGCACATTATGACTTATGTTACCCCTACCTTCCTATAAAACCAAAAGTATTAGCTTTGACTTGAGCAAACCAAAAATTTTAATTTATTTATATGGAAGTAACCACCAATGTCGTCTTTGAGGTACTCAACAACTCTAAGAAAAGGATTTCTGTGATGCAAGGGGGTACCAGGTCAGGCAAAACTTACAATGTGCTTACCTGGTTTATCGTAAAGCTCCTACAAGAGAAGGGCAAAACCCTAACTATTTGCCGTTCATCCCTACCAAGCATCAAAGGTTCCGTTATGAGAGACTTTATCGAGATATTGTCTAAATATGGGCTATACTCAGAGGAGAAACACAATAAATCAGAGAATTTATATTTCCTAAATGGAAATACTGTAGAATTTGTATCTACTGACCAACCTCAGAAGATTAGAGGTCGTAAAAGACATTATCTGTTCATTAACGAGGCAAATGAGGTGAATTACGAGTCTTGGATGCAATTAGCCCTAAGAACTACGGATAAAATCGTAATTGACTATAATCCATCCGATTATTACTCCTGGATTTACGATAAGGTCATTCCTAGAGAGGATACTGACTTTACGATTACCACTTATAAAGACAATCCTTTCCTAGATAAAAACATTATTGCGGAAATTGAAAGGCTTAAAGATGCTGACCACGAATATTGGAGGGTATATGGATTAGGGGAAAGGGCTATTAGTGAGGCTACGATTTATTCACATTGGAGAAGAAGAAGGAATTTCCCTGAGGGTGGAGAAGTTTTCTACGGACTTGACTTTGGTTATAACAACCAAACGGCCCTAGTTAGGGTTAAAAACTTTGATGGGGACTTATATGTCGAACAATTGATATATGATACCAAGATGTCAACCTCACTTTTGATAGATCGTCTTAAATCGATGGGACTATCTCGTAGAGATGAGATATTCGCTGATGCTGCTGAACCTAAGACAATAGCCGAAGTAAACAAAGCAGGGTTTAATTTGAAGTCAGCTACCAAAGATGTCTTTGCAGGAATCAACAAGGTCAAATCATTTCCATTATTTGTAAAATCTGAGTCTTTGGATTTGTTAGATGAGATTAAAAACTACAAATGGAAAACAGACCACGATGGCAACACAATGGATGAACCTGTTAAGTTTAGAGACCATTTAATGGATGCTATGCGTTATGCTATTTATTCAAAATATGCAAAAGCTAAGAGAGGTTGGATTGTTTAGGCTAAAAATTTGTTACTTTTGTAAAAATATCTTATAGTGAATTTAACAGACATATTATCTGCAGTAAATCCTTTTAAACAAAAGGCTACTAACAATAAAGATAAAAACTTGGGTGCGAATCCCCTTCCCAATTTCGGAGGTATCATAGGTGGAAGACCAATTTATCCTAATTTAGACTATCAAAAATTTGTAGCTGATTATACACTTAACTCAGAGGTTTATTCTGTAGTGAAGCGTATATGTAAAACTGTATCAACAGTTCCGTTTTATGTTTACAAGGTTAAGAATAGAAAAGAATTAAATAGATACAAAGCAACTATCTTAAATGCTGAAAGCACAGCCGATTTAGCAAAAGCTGAAATGGTTAGAGTAAAAGCACTTGATGAAATTGCTGATACTCCCTTAAATAAATTATTAGAAGCTCCTAACGAATATCAATCGTTTTCTGAATTACTAGAAAATGTCATTGGTTATAAACTAATAACTGGAAACTCATATATATGGGCGAACAGATTAGCTAGTGGAAAAGTTTCTGAACTTGTTACTCTCCCACCTCAATATATCGCAATTATTAGCGATGGTACAATCAATGGGGTTGAAGGCTACCAATTTACTTTAGTTGGGTGGGATAAGTTAGCAAAAGAGGATGTCATCCATCTGAAATACTTCAATCCCATTTTCAACACGAATGCTCAACAGCTTTACGGATTGAGTCCCCTTCAAGCTGCGTATAGAACTATACAACGTTCTAACGATGCTAAGGATACCTCTGTAGGTATGTTACAAAATCAAGGCCCTAAGGGTATCTTGTATGCAGACGAATCAAATGATTTCGGCCCTGAACAAGCTGGTAAGTTAAAAGAAGATTTTTACAATCAATATGGAACAAGAGGTCGTATTGCTAAGAACGCAGGAAACATTTTAATAGCAGGTGCGAAATTAGGTTGGGTGAATATGGGAATGAGTCCAGTTGATTTACAAATATTAGAATCAGAGAAAATAACACTTAGAGAACTTTGTAATGTTTACGGAGTTAACTCTGCTTTGTTTAATGATCCTGATAACAAGACTTATAACAATATGAAGGAAGCTAAGAAGGAAATGCTTACACAAGTTGTACTTCCTGAATTAGTTTTACTTCGTGATGCTTTGAATAGATTCTTTGCTAATGAAATGGGGAAAGATTACTATATCGATTTTGATATTACTGTCTTCCCTGAATTGCAAGAGGATATGAAAGAGCTTTCTGCTATCTTATCTCAATCTTGGTGGATTACACCTAACGAGAAAAGAGCAGCTATGCGTTATGATGTTGTACACGACCAAACAATGGATGAGATTTATATTCCAGCAGGTTATTTACCAATAGCTGAGATTACAATGCTACAAAATCCAATGGATGCACAACAACAAGGCGATTACAATATTCCACCAGTAAAATAATAACTATGGCAACTTTTGTTGAATTTATATCACAACTTCATACTTCTAAGCAACAAGCAATCGTATGGCATCATCAAACAGATGATTTCTCTACGCATAAGGCTTTGCAGAATTATTACGATGGAGTTTTAGAACATATAGATGGATTGGTAGAGTCAGTAAGTGGTATCTATGGAAGACCAATGGGTTATTCTGTACAAACACTTAAAGACTATCAAGACACAGAAATGGTAATAGTATATTTCCAAGAGTTATACGCATACTTACAAAACCAAAGAGTTACCTTGTATAACGAATCGTGGATACAAAACCAAATCGATGAGATTGCACAATTAATTGCTGAAACAATTTATCTTTTAACTTTAGACTAATGGAATTTAACTCATTCGATGTTTTATTGAAAGCTGTTATAGCAGATATAGAACTTAAAAAGACAGACAAGACAAATCCTAGTGGAATTGCTCACGCAAATGAATTAATCGCTAGTGGTGATATTATCAATCCATCAACTTGGAATCATCCTACTTCTCAAGCAGAAAATGATTACATTGATGCTAATGGTATTGAAGCTTATGGACAATGGCATTTAGGAATCAACAGTCAAGCTGATCCAAAAACAAAAGACCATTATCATTATGTTTATACATCTGATTTTGAGCACGTAGATAGAGCAGGGCTTATTGCTATTAGACAACGTTCTGCTCAACAAGGATTAGATGCTGTTTTTACTGCAGCTGGTAAAATGCTAGAAAAGGTAGATGCTAAAAGCAATGATTAATGCCAAAAATAAAAACACCTGCTCAGCAATTCAACTTGCAACAAGTAATTGCAAGGAAAGCAATAACTGAATATAGGCCAAAATTACAATCTGCTTTACAAGCTGATTTTAATAAAGCTGCAGAGTTGGTGAAAGAACTAGGAGCACAACAAGTAGTAAATTTTAGGAAGACATTCTTTAATCAAGATAAAGTTTCTAATATTTTACGAACTTTGTATGAAGGAGTTGGAGGATACACAGCGATGACGTATCAAAAGATGTTTGACAAGTATAAAAAAGATGACTCTGTAGATTTTAATACGGATTCAATCTTTAAGGATTGGTTAGCTTTTATGCTTACATATTGGACTGCTTATAGTGGCCCTAAGATGTACGGCATACAGAACACAACAGATAATGAGATTGCAAGGTTATTAAACCAAGCTATTGATTATGGAAGAGCAAACAATCTAACAACTGACGAAGTGAATAATATGGCGATTCAGTTATTAAGAGAAGGTAAAATAAACAACGCAAGAAGTTTATTAATCGCAAGGACTGAATCACATCAAGCACTTAGCACAGGAGCATTAGGAGCAGCACAAAAAGTTAACATACCTTTGCTCAAGCAATGGGTTCACGCTGAGTATGTTGGTAATCCAAGAAACTGGCACCAAACTTTAGATAGCCAAACAAATCCTGATGCTGGGGGAGTAAGATTACCTGTGAATCAACCATTCCTGGTAAACACTCCAAATTATGGTGTAATAGAAATGCAATACGCACACGATGCAAGTGGAGGGGCAAGAAACAATTGTAATTGCCGATGCTGCACGGTGTATGTTGATTAAACAAATAAATATGAGTAATTTTTATAACAAGAAATCGGTAGAAGGTGCTCCCATTGATATGGAAGACAGTAATAGAACCATTATGGTTTATTATAGTGCCTTTGGTAACGTAGATAGCGATGGTGACATAATCACCCCAGGTGCTTTTACTAAAACCTTAAAAGAAAACGGCCCCCAAGCTAAAAACAGAGTATGGCATTTAATGAACCACTCTACCGATAAACCTATCGCTAAACCTTTCAGTATGCAAGAGGATGCTTTTGGTTTAAAGGCTCAAGTAAAACTTCCTAATACAACATTAGGAAATGATCTGTATGAATTATACAAAGCAGGTCACATCACAGAACACTCTATAGGATTTCAGACTGTTAAGTCTCAATCTAAAGGGCAGTTCAATGAAATCACAGAAATTAAATTGTACGAAGGCTCATCCGTTTTATGGGGAGCCAATGCTAATACTCCGACAGTAAGTGTTAAAGCTGAAGGGAAGCCTGAAGTTATAGATGAAATCAATAAAACGATTAAGTCTTTAAGAACAGGCAACTTTACAGATGCAACATTTGAGTTGTTAGAGTTAAGGCTAAAGCAATTACAACAATATCTATCTGAAATCGAAAACGAAAGTTCAATTATCGAAGTTTCACAACCGCTTGAGAAAGCATTGGAAGAAGTCGAAAATCCGAATGTCAAGGCTGAGATGGAGCTTGTCAATTATTTACAATCATTTAAAATTTTCAACTAATGAACTTAGAAGAAGTAAAAGGTGCATTTGACGGAGTTAAAAGCGAAGTTAAAGAAGCATTTGAATCTGCAAAAGCAGAAAACAATATCGCAATGGAAGCGGTAAAAGCAGACATCTCTGTATTAAAAGATGAAATAGAAAAATTAGAAGCAAAAAACAATCGTGTTAAAATGAATCAAAACGAAACAAAGTCTTTCAATCAGTTATTAGCTGAAGGAATAGAGAAGAACGCTGACAACATTGGTAAGATTGCAAGAGGTGAGCATAAGAGCACATCTTTCGTAATGGATGCTAAATCAGCAGGTACAATGACTGAAGCTGTCAACTTAACTGGTGACATTCCTCGTCAATATGCAAATCAAGTTTACGCTTTACCTTCTCGTAAGGTTCACGTAAGAAGTATCACTCCAATTGGTCAATTATCAACTGGTTTGTTTACTTTCCCTAAAGAAACAGGTGGCGAAGGCAACCCAGCTCCTCAAGTACAAGGTAGTTCTAAATCACAAGTTGATTTTGACATTACTATGTCTGATGCTGCTGCTCAGTACATTGCTGGTTTCACAAGAATCTCTCGTCAAATGTTGGATGATGTTCCTGCTATGACTTCTTTCTTACAAGCTCGTTTGTTAGAGAAGTATTTAGTAGCTGAAGATTACCAATTATTAAGTGGTGATGGAACTTCTCCAAACTTACAAGGTATCTTAGGTGTTGCTGCTAGTTATAGCGGTTCTTCTGCAGTTTATGTAGCTCAAATCATTGAGTCTTGTGCTCAAGTTGCTGCTGCAAACTACAATGTAACTGGTATCTTAATTAACCCAACTGATTGGGCTCAAATTATGTTAACTCAGAACACTAATTCTCCATACTCTTTACCTGGTGCTACAGTTGTATCTCCTGATGGAACTTTATCTATCGCTGGTATTCCTGTTTACCAATCAACTGCTATCACAGCTGGTACTTTCTTAGTAGGTGACTGGGCTATGGGTGCTCAAATTATGCAAAATCAAGGTATCAATATTCAGTTCTCTGAGTTTGATGCTGACAACTTCACTAAGAACTTAATCACAGTTCGTGTTGAGGCTAGAATTGCATTCCCAATTTACTATCCTGGTGCATTTGTAACAGGTACTTTTGGTGCTTAATTAGTTCCTAATTTAGGTAGGGGTGTAAAAGCCCCTACCTTTTTAATATATTTATATGCAGATCGTTAGAGATATTACGACAATAACAGAACCTACTGACATTATTGTCACTTTAGAGGCAGCTAAAAACTATTTAAGGGTAGATTTTAATGAGGATGACACCTTGATTCAAGGTCTAATTGACTCTGCAATAAAAAGATTGGAGCAGTATGCAGGTATTGCATTTTCTCCAAGAGAATTACAAGTGGTTGCCTTTGTGGATGAGTTCATAGAACCTCCATACGCACCAATTAATACCATATCAAAAATTGAATTTTTTTCAGGTGGTGAGTGGATTGAACTTACTGCTGAATTTGATTATTATACTTTAGGAGAAACCTATAAAAAGGTATTCTTTAGAACTGTTGGCCCCAATGAATTTAGGTTTACCTACGAGTGTGGGTTTACAACAGTTCCATCAAGCATCTACAATGCCATTTTAAAGCTTGTTTCTGACCTCTATGACTTCAGGTCATCTGAAAGTCCAAACGACAAGCTAAGTGAGACACAAATGACCGCATACGAGCTTATACAACCATTTAAAAGAATTAACTATATCCTCTAATGATAAGTCAGTTTAAACAAAGGATTATATTTAAAAGCAAGACAGGTACTTCTGATGGGGCAGGTGGTCAGGTTAATACCTTGTCCAACTATTATACCTCTTGGGCTCAAGTCGTAACTGATTCAAACTCAAGGACTAACATAGCAGGTAAAGACAATTTAAACGATACAATTTTATTTAGAATAAGATATACTACCGAAAAAGTATTTACTAATTCTCTTGTAATAGGTTATAAATCAAGAACTTATATGATTAATTCTATTATAAATGAACGTGATGAGAATCAATATTATCTAATAGGCTGTTCAAGTTTGAAGTAATGAGTAGTTTTGATGTATCAATAGATGGAGGTAATGCTCTAATTAAAAAATTACAAAAAGCATCTGAAACAATTCAGATGGAAACTGTAAAGATTATAAATGAATCTGTTAAAGAGATATCTATTAAAGCAAATCAAAGAGCGTCAAATTTACCAAAGATAAATCCTAATTCTAAATATAAAAGAACTAATAATCTAGCAAATTCTATTGGATTTACTACTTATGCAGAAGGTGAAGGAGCAACAGTATTTGCTAAAGCTAGATATGCGGCTTATGTTGAATTTGGTACAGGAGATATGGGGTTTGGAATACCAGTTTATCCAAATATAAATATGAATGAATTAGAAACTTATGCTTTGACGTTTAAGAAAAATAAAAAGTTAATAGGGATGCCTTATAGGCCTTTTATGTTTAATTCATATAGCGAAGTTTTAGGTAAAATGGTTAATAAGATTAAGAAAATTAGGATATAAATATATTTCGTTAAATTTGTACCAAAATGAAGGACTGCGGATATACATTAAGGAAAGCTTATTTTGATAAGTTTATATCGGAATCCTACTCTTTAGATGCCTATGACACCATAGCACCTGATACTGTAGAGCCACCTTATTTGATTATTAGTAGTCAAACACAATCAGAGAATAGTAATAAACAAAGCTTCGGTTTTGATGTTACGATTCAATTTGACATAGTTTATACAACCTTTAAAGCAGGTGAAGTAGGACAAAAAACGGTAGATGATTATGCTAATGAACTTTTAGGCATAATAGGAGTAAATCCACCTGATTATCCAAATACTGAACCTGATTTTAAAATAGTAACTAGAAGGTTTAGCTCTAACAATGCTACCTTTGATTATGTAAATGAAGTATATGTGTTTAGAAGGGTACTAACAGTCAATCATTTCGTGAATCAATTAACATAAAAGAAAAATAAAATAAAATGGCAACAACAAGTGTATTTAACGGAACTTCATTAGTAGTTCTAGTAGGAGCAGAAGTAATAGGATATGCTACTTCTTGTTCTTTAAGTTTGGCTATCGATACTCCAGACGCATCAACAAAACAAAGTTTAGGATGGGCTGATGAGATTGGTGGACAAAGGTCTTGGTCTTTAACAACCGATGGCTTGGCTACAGTAATCCCAGGATCAACTGCTCCTTACATTAGCACAGCTGAATTAAATGCTTTAGCAATTGAAAGAACACCAGTAGAAGTTAAATTTACAACAGTAAATAACTTTGTAGTAGATGGTGTAACTCCAGTTGCAGGTGATGTAATCTATTCAGGTTATGCTTTTATTGAGAGTGTAGATATGACCGCTGATATGGAGAATCCAGTTACTTATTCAGTTTCTTTCAAAGGAACAGGAGTATTGGATATAGATACCAACTAATAATAACAAACCAAACCAAACCAAAATGAGAGGACAATTTGAATTAACTCTTTCCGATGGAAAGAAGATACCGATGCGTTTTTGTACTTGGAGTCTTAAAAGATTCTGCCAATTACAAGGCATAGGGCCTTCTGACATAGGAGAGGCTTTAAGTGGACAATCATCTTTAGATGCTATTATCAACTTACTAAAAGCTGCTGCTGAATATCCATTATACTCACAAGGTATAACACCAACCTTTACTGAAATTGAGGTGTGTGATTGGGTAGATGATATAGGAGGGATGGGAAGTCAAAAGTTCCAAGATGTAATGAAAGCACTAACAGAAAGTTTAAATAGTGAAATAGAAACTGCACCAACAAAGTCAAGTAAAAAGGATGGAGTAAAAAAAAATTAGAGTGGATTGATATAGAGAAATATACAATGGGGGAGTGCAAAGTGCTTCCCCATTTGTTTTGGGAGATGACGATGGCTGAGTTAGATTTTGTTTGGTATGGATATAGGCACGAGGAAGAGCAACAATGGATTAGAACTAGATGGCAGACAACAATGCTGATTAATATTCAATTACCAAAAGGCAAGAAGGTTAAACCTAGTGAGCTAATTGAATTAGACTGCGATACTCGTAACTTTGTCAAGCCTAGAGTTATGGATGAGGATGAATTAAAGGCTGTACTTAAAAAATATGGACATTTATAAACTTATAAGATAATGGCAGAAGAGAATATAGTAGTTAAGATTAAGGCAGACATTGGGATAACCAAGGAGGTAATTGAAACCATTACAAAAGCGTTGGAAGGCATGGGTAAAACTGCCACAATCGTAAGTGGTAATGTAAAAGTTACTAATAAGAATTTAGAAGATACAAATAAAATTTTAGGTCAAGTAGCTCAAACTGCTGGTAAAACCACAGGAGCTATTGGTGGAGCTGGGGATGCAGTAAAAAAATCAAATCAGCAATGGACTAATTTAGCATTAGTCATACAAGATTTGCCTTATGGGTTTAGAGGTATTCAAAATAACTTACCTGCATTAATAGGTGGTTTTGCTGGTGTAACTGGTGGTATATATTTTGCAACTTCAGCAATAATTGCATTTTTTACAGCTTATGACAATGGTGCTTTTGGTTCAACAAAAACTAATGAAGATTGGAAGAAATCAATTAAAGAAACTAATGATGAGCTTAAAAATAGTGTAAATTATACAACTGCTGAGATTTCTAACTTACAAGGATTGATTGCAGTCATGACTGATGTTAATTCAACAGAAGGCCAAAGAAAGAAAGCATTACAAGAAGTTAAAGAAGCAATTACAAAAGTAGATGAAGCAGAAGGCAAAAAAATAACAGGCCTATATTCTGCAATTACAGCAGTAAACCTGTATACAGAAGCTATTCAGCAGCAGCAAATGCAAGAGGTTATTGGTAAAAGAATTGCTGAAATTTCATTAGAACAAATTTCAAAAAGAAATAATCTAGCAATAGAAACAAGAAAAGCAGAAAGAGGCATTCATCCAATAGATGCTTTTATGGGTAACCAAGAACTAACTAATTTACAAGCTGGTATAATTGCAAATGAAACTTTATTAAGACAATTAGAAGATTTAAGAGTAGGTAATACAAAAGCATTACTATCAAATCCTTTTTCTAAATTTAATGCTAAAGGGCAAACAAGTGCTCAAGGAGATGCAGAAGCTAAAAAAGCAGCTGAGTTAAGAATTAAAGCTAATGAAGCAGAAACTAAAGCTTATTTGAATAGTTTAGATGAAAGGTCTAAAAAAGAATTTCAAGCTGGATTAGATTTACAAAGTGGTTTAGAATCAATGAAGGTTGCTGGATTTTCTAATTCAGAAACATATTATGCTTCATATAGAGCAAATATGGATAAAATTGCTAAGGAATATGATGATAAAGAATATAAAAGAAATCAAGATAGCATAAATGCCAATATTGCTGCTGAAACAAAATTTTATAATGATTCAGAAAGGGCTTGGGATGATATTCAAAAAAAGAAAGCAGACGGACAAGCAAAATATACTAAGGAGTATGTAAGTTCAATGGAACTACAACTAAAAACCGAATTAAAATTGCATAGGAATAGCGTTACGCTTATGGAAGAGGATATCAAAAACAAAATCAAACAATTAGAAGTTGCAAGAATTTTTGCTTTTGGTAATCAACAATCTCTTGCTATTATAGATAAAGCTATAAATGGATTAAAAGCACAATTAACTGGATTAGGAAACGTTGCTACAGCAGTTCAAGGAATACTTAATAGTACAATAACTCAAGGTTTTGAAGCATTAGGAGAAACGATTGGTAATTTAGTACTTACAGGTAAATTAGATTTTTCTTCATTAGGTAATATTTTAGCTGATGCTTTAATTCAAATTGGAAAGGCATTGATTATGTATTCAGCTTTAGTAAAAGCAGCAAAAGACGCATTAGAAAAAGGACAGTTTAAAGCTGGATTAGTAATTGGTGTTTTAGCAATAGCGGCAGGTGTTGCATTGAAAGGGTCTTTAAATAAAAAGAAAGACACAGCTAGTCCTAAGGCATTTGCAGATGGTGGTATTATTAGTGGCCCTACAATGGGATTAATGGGTGAATACCCTGGTGCTAAATCAAACCCTGAGGTAGTTGCCCCATTAGATAAATTAAAAGGTCTTATAGGAGGCGGTACTTTAACTACTAAGATAAGTGGTAATGATTTATATATAATTATGAATAAAGCTTCTCAAAATAGAAATACAATATTTTAATGGCATACGGAGAGAAATATAGACTGATATTTGATTCGATATTCTCGAAATCAAAACAAAATAACTCAAGTAGTACAACTACTGTATTTAAGGCATCTATATTTCAAAATGGATATACTGGCAGCATTAATGATATGGTATCTAATGCTAGTCCTGTTTTAATAGAAACAGATAGAACATCTGAGATTGGTTATAGGCCAATTATAGCAACTAAGGCAACATTCACAATGATTGTTGATTCTACCTTTGATGTAAGCCAATTTTTAACTTGTAATGGTACTGATTTTTATTTGCTTGTAAAGAAGGGAATAAGGACTGATACGTACATTTCAGGAACTTATAATAGTTCTACCTACTCCTGGGATGAAGATGTCTACAAAGGCTTCTATTTGCCCATTACGGAGGTTTCTATACCTGATATATCCCCTTATGAATTTTCATTATCATTCTCTGATGGTTTTCACTTCCTTAAAAACGATGTTTACTACCAGGGAACTTCTGAACAATTTCTAGGATTCAGAGCAGCAGATAGAATTACATTACACGATTTAATGACTCAATGTCTAAGTGCTACAAATATGGACTTACCATTTGCTACTTCATTTTTATTTGAGAATGCAGATATAAGCCATACAGGATCAAGAAGACAATTAGAAAGCATATACATATATAAAAATTCTCTACTAAAAGATGCAGGTTCATACTTTACTTATTATGAAATATTAGAATATATAATGGTTCGTTTTGGTATGGTTTGTTATCAAAATGATGGGAAATGGTATTTAATGGATTATATGGAATTATGCAATGGTTCTAGTAATCCAAGGATAACAAGTTACAATTCAAGTGGAGTATATCAATCTACACCTACTTCGGTTGTATTTGATACTATTACAGTTAATGGAGATACTTTTAAGCAATCAGGTCAAAGCCAACTTAACAGACTAGGATTACCTAAGAAAAGCATTACATTTAAAACAGACTTAAAGAAATTTATTAGAACTGGGGTAAGAAATGATGAGTTTCAAGCTTGGAGTTCTTCAACAGTTATGTATAATTGGGTGACCTTTGGAGGTGGTTCAATAATAGAACAATTTACGCTTAGTACAGGAAGATATGCTGCAAAGATTTTAGGAGCAGCAAGTGTTACAAAGTATATAAAGAGTAATGATATAACGGTTAAGGTTGGAGATACTATAACAATAGATTGGTTACAAAACTATGTTTATAGTGGTACAAATACAGATGTTGCCATATTCTTACAAGGTGATAATGCTGTCTCTTATTTCTTACAAAATGATAACACATTTTCAGTAGCTGTAAATACCTTTAATGCTTATGACTCAATAACTGCTGGAATAGATATAGCCTTAAAAATACCTGTTTCAGGTAAACTCTCAGCTAGAATTTATGAAGGTAATGGTATTGGGCAAGATAGTTATTTTGATTACTTTAAGCTTCAGGTTTATGGAGGTTCAGATAGCGGAACTGATCCAGCTGGTATTAACAATATAAATGCACTAGTAGAAAAAAGCACTTCTGATGCTAGTTTTACTTCAGGCAATATAGACTATGATAATAATTTTTATAATTATGACAATACTGTAATGCCTTATGATTACATAAATACTCAACAAAACGCAGCATCGAATATTACTTCATTTATATCATATATGTCAGATGAATATATGAATGTCTTAAATGATGTTTGGTATTATGATAATTCTGAAGGAGCCAACTATCTATATCTTTGGGTTATAAATAATGGCTCAAAGAATATAATGCAAAACTTTATAGTGATAGAAGGTTCGTTTGTAACATTATTAAATCCATTCAATAAATATTTTAGTTATACTATGATTAGTGTAGGAACTAAAGAATACATCTGTATGGATTTTAAGTGGGATTTAAAGCAATCTGAAATAGATGCTAATCTTTATTCTATAAACCTAATAACAACATCACCAACAACAAGCCCTATTAAATATCTAAATTATAATACATAATGGCATCAGTAATTAACGGAACTAATATAATTTTATATTATTATAATCCTGACACAAATTTAAGCACACCTTTTGGCTCTGCTACTAGTTGTAGTTTTAATACTAGTGTAGATCAATTAGAAATTACTACAAGTGACTCAGGTGGTTTTAGAGAGTTTAAAAATGCTCAAACAAGTTGGGATTTATCTTGTGATGGATTAATGTGTTTAAACAATGATTATAGTTATCTTCTTTTACAACAATTGCAATTAACAAAAGCTCCTATCATTATTAAGTTTAGCATAGATAATGATAATGGTGACGGTAGTGGTGATTTAGGCTTATCTGTATTTACAGGTTCAGCTAATATTACTAATATTTCATTATCAGGCCCTATGGAAAATAGTTCTAGTTATTCGATATCTTTGCAAGGAACTGGAGAATATGTGATAAGTGGAACAGTACCAACTCCTGGTGGAACAGTAATAACAGCAGGTGGACAAGTTTATATGAAGCAATATACGGCAGCAGGTGGAGAGAACTCTATCACTTGGACTGATATGATAGGAAAGCTTTGTCTAGGGTTTACAAGAGGTGGTGTAGAAGTAAGGGAGATATACTCAAGTGGAATACCTACAGGAGACCAAATAGTCTTCTTAAGTGCAACAGGAGAGGTTAAGTTTGGTAGAGCATTAGAAAGTGATGAATTTATAAGAGGAATATTTCAATAATTAATATGAGTCAACAGATACAAATAACAGGTGGTGCTAAAGTAAGAGATTTACAAGATGTAATCATTGGAACAAGTGGTGTATTAAGTTCATTAGCTTTTAATGTGGCTAATGGAGTTCCTAAGTTAGATTCTAGTGGAAAGATATTAGTATCTCAATTACCTAACTCTGTAATGGAGTATCTAGGAACTTGGAATGCAAATACAAATACTCCTACTCTGGTAAACGGAATAGGTAATGCTGGAGATGTTTATTTATGTAATGTAGCAGGTACAACAAACTTTGGTGCTGGTCCTATATCTTTCTTTGTAGGAGACCAAGTTATTTATAGTGGTAGTATATGGCAAAGAGCAAGTGGTGCAACAGGAACAGTTACAAGTGTAGCAGTTACTGAAACAGGAGATTCATTAAATATTACAGGTTCTCCAATTACAACAAGTGGAACAATAAACATAGGTTTTAATGGAACAAATCTTCAGTACATAAACGGAGCAGGTGATTTAACTACATTCCCTTCTTTGACTGGGTTTGTGCCTTATACTGGTGCAAGTGCTGATGTTAACTTAGGATTATTTGATTTAAAAACTGCTAAACTTTGGTTGTATGATGTACCAAATGCAGGGTATGGTTCATTAGAATTAACTGATGGAGTATTACATTTTGAAGATGTAGATGGTCATTCAATGGTTACAATGGAAGATGGTTATTTAACTATTGCTAATGCTTCAACGATTAGGGCTTTATTAAATGTATCTGGGTTAAGTGCAAATAGAGATTATGCTTTCCCTAATGCTTCAGGTACTTTAGCTTTAACAAGCAATCTAAGTTCTTATGTACCTACTTCAAGACAATTAACTATAAATGGTACTGCTTATGATTTAAGTGCTGATAGAACTTGGAGTGTGGGAACAGTTACATCGGTAGCTGCTTTAACATTAGGAACAACAGGAACGGATTTATCAAGTACAGTTGCAACAGGAACTACAACTCCTGTAATTACTTTAAATGTACCTACGGCTAGTGCTACAAATAGAGGAGCATTAAGTTCAACTGATTGGAGTACATTTAATGGCAAAGAAAGTGCTTTAACATTTTCTAGCCCTTTAGTTAGAACTACAAATACAATATCTATTCCTGCTGCTACGACTTCAGTTAATGGATATTTAACTTCTACTGATTGGACAACGTTTAATTCTAAGGCTAATGCTTTAAGTGGAACAATAAACACAATAGCTTATTGGAATAGTTCAACAACAATATCAAGTTTGGCATTGGCGACTTATCCTTCATTAACTGAATTAAGTTACGTTAAAGGTGTTACAAGTGCTATTCAAACTCAATTAGGAACTAAACAAGCTACAATAACATTAACAACAACAGGAAGTAGTGGAGCATCAACATTTGTTTCTAATACATTAAATATTCCTGATTATAGTAGTGCATTAAGTGGATACCTTCCATTAACAGGAGGTACTTTATCTGGTCCTTTACAAGTAGGTTCAACAAGTCCTAGTTATACTCCAAATTTAGCAGTAACACAAGCAATGACAGGAAGTTCTACTATAACTGGAATAATGAGTGAAGGAAGGATATATAGTGATGTAACAAGTGCTGCTTATTATTTTAGGTCAAGGTCTTGGTTAATAGGTACAGGTGCTTTTACAATAGGATATTTAGCACATTATAAAGCAGATAAAGCCCAAATATATGGTGGAATCGTTAATATTCAAGTAGGATTTGATGCAGATGAATCATTGGGTAATGCTTCTTCAGGTGGTTATGCTTTAACTAACTATGGTTTTCGTGGTTCTATTCCTACAAGTGGGTTTTCTACGAATTATAATCTTTATATGGATGGTACTGCTTATAATTATCTTAAAGGTATTACAGGGATAGGAGCAACTCCAAGTGGTAGTTATAATCTTGAAGTTACAGGCACAAGTTCATTTAGTGGTAATACTAATTTAAGGACTATAACAGGAAGCGTAACGGCATCATCATCAATAGGAAGATATTTAACTATTTCTCCTACTTTAGTAGCAGCAGCGAATAGTGATGTATTAAGTGCAGTTTATATTAATCCTACATTTACTAATGGTGCATATTCAAGTGTTACAAACTATGCTTTAAATGTAGCAGGTCAAGGTTATTTTTATAATACAGGTCTTTCAATAAATACAACTAGGGTTAGTATTTCAGGTCAAGTAGACCAAACATTTGGTGGAAGTGAAAGCAATCAATATGCTTTAGCTGGTTTAGGTGGAGTTTATTACTCTAATTCGGTTACAAGTTTTACTCCTACAAGTCAATCAATACACGCAAGTAGTAGTGCAACTTTATTCAAGGGTAATACAGGTAGTTTTATAGGTCATTTATCAAATTATGTAGGAGCATTTAATTTATCTAATACAGGAAATATTACAACATTATCAGGTCTTAGGGTTATAGCACCAAAACAATGGTCAGGTCAAACTGGATTTAGTGGTATTGTTACAACATTAGCAGGTTTATATGTAGATGATTTAAGAAGTGATTTAAATTCACAAATTTCTTATAGTTGGGGAGTGTATCAATCAGGAGCAAGTGATAATAACTATTTTGCAGGTAAGGTATTAATTGGAACTGCAACTGCTTCTACTTACGCTTTAGATGTTACAGGTACAGGAAGATTTA